AATACTATTGGATCTGGTGTTGACGTAACAGCACATACATACACTGCTGCTGTAACAGGTGACAATGCTGCTCCTGAAATTAACTCATATGGAACAGTTATGGATATGCCAGCATTTGGTCAAACTATAACTTCTTCCGGTGGTCATGCAGGTTCACTCGCTGGAACTATTGCCACAGACGGAGAAATTGGTTTAACAGCTGGCGGCGCGGGTACTACAGCTACTGGTCAGGTAGTAACTACATTGACTATCCAATAATTTGTGCTATAATGACAAATGAAAAAGATACTTGTCCTAGCTGTGGGTGTGTTTGTCCTTGCGAGTGCGAGGACTGCGACTGCTGTTCCAGTGGTCCCTAATTTCACCCAGGGCTCAATGACTTCAAACACCGAAACTACAAGTACGGTGACTGAAACCATAAATTCGATGAATTATGACACTGGATATCAGTACGTAATTACTGGTACAAATGTACAAATGGATTCATCTTCAATTTCACCAACATTAACCACAACGACGAATAATAGTATTGAAGGAGTGACTTCGACATGGACTGGTTTAGACCTAAGTACAAAACCAAACTTCACGATAACCTCACCAGGAGGAGCTTTCCAATTTACAGAAAGTTATTCTGGACCAGGGTTAAAGACGCAAACAATAATACAACGCACCACAGAAATCCAAAGTGTCACAAGCACAACCAGTCAGTTCTCAAACTGATTGCGATACTTACATTAGGAACAGCATCCCCTTCATTCG